CAACGCCTTCACGCACGTACTCCTCGGTGGCGCCGGTGTTGGTGAATTCGTCGACGCTGGCCCACAGTGTGGCCAGCGTTGACCAGGTCTTGACCTCGGCACCGGTGCCCGGGGCGCGGGTGATGACCTGGCGCTCGATCTGGATGCGGCGGTCTAGGGTGTGGGCAGGGGCCAAGGCCATAGGAAGTTAAGCAGGACGGCCCGCAATTGACAATTCATAGTCGGACAGCGCGCGGCCAATGACAATCAGGTTTTTGTATGAAGCGTCGTGCTTTCCAGTTTGCAGTGAGGAGCCAAGCCGCAGGTATGCTTGCTTGTTCAAAATTGGATCCAAAGTCGGTGTTGCGGACAGCGTTGAATATGCAACGACGCCATTCACTGCCATGAAACTGCCGTCCCCATTGGAATGTCTCGCGGTTGCTGATTGCCCAAATAGCTGGGTCACTGTCGTAAACGGGTTCGGCACTACCCCTAACGTAATGTTTGTTCCTCCAAATCCCGCCGCATTTGGGAAGTAGTCTTGCCCCCATCCGGACGCGAGCTGGTCATTCACGTTCCCCGCAAACAATCCACCACGCAACGCAGTACCCCACCGATTGGTGCCATTGACGTAGCTGTAAGCGATGTAGTAGAAATCGGACTTCCGAATCGTGTCGGTCTTATAGTGCGGTGTGAACTCGACCCCAATGGTGAAATCGTTGGCTGGCACATTGCTGATGATCGGCACTTGCACAATGCACTCGCCGCTGCGCTGCACCACAGCCCCCGCAGAGTTTCCGATGTATGCGGTTGGGTGGTCGGCCTGCTCCAACTGCGCCGCAGCCACATAGATCGAGCTGCCCAAAACTCCCAGATAACTGGCGCTACCGTCGGCGTCGGCAACGCCGACAAAAGCGCTTGGCGTGGTGGCACCCGTGCCTGCGCTCGCGCCACCAAACCCCACCCGATACCAGCCATTCGGGTACGCCTCAATTACAACGTCCTTTGCAGTTACTGTGCCACTGCCGCTGGTAATGGTGCCAAGTGTCTGGGTGGCCAGGTTGTACCAAATCATGTCGGTGGCGCCGGCCTTGTTGACCAAGCCAATTCTCACCCAATCGCGGCCAACATTGCGCTTGAAGAAGGCGCTGACCGCAAGGTTTAAGTTGTCTGCGGCGATGGAGCCATTCCACGCACCGGACGCTGTCATGGCTGACGTAACGGCAGTCTCACTCAGGCGGTAGGCGCGACCATATCCGATGGGGTTGTCCACCGATGTGACTTGAGCCGCCGTGACGCCGGTTTTCGTCCACGCCACGTTGTCAAACGTGCTGCTGTAGAACAGGCGCTGAATGGCAATTGGTGACCGTTGCAAGCCTGTCAGCGTGCCCGAGTCAATTGCCACACCGCCGGGTGTCGTGTCGGTCAGAACAGTGCCGCTGGTTTCCAAGTAGCACGGATTAACTGTCTCGAAGTACCGCACGCCATCCACGCCCGCGCCATGGAACGGATACACCGCGCCGACCACACCACGCGGCACGTACTCGTTCGGGTGATACGTACCGCTGGCGATTCTCTCAAACTGAGCCTGGCCCATGCAGAAGTGGACGGCGCTGCCGCTGACTATGCCGATCAGCACCTTGGTCTGCTGCGCGATGTCAGGCACCAGGCCAGCAACTGCGATGCGCTTGGACGTGACGGACAGCGAAATATCCTTGGTGACCACCAGCGTGGTATCCGCCCGCTCGATGCGAATCCGAAGCGTCGCAGATCCAGACTCGACCCAGGCATTGCACGAAAAGACATGCACGCCGGGCTCAAGCGTCATGTTGCTGAGCGTGTTCATCGTCGTGCTGGCCGTGGCGCGGTCGTAGCGGCGGCCGAGGCCGTTTGCTGCTGCCGACTTCGTGGTGCTACCTTCCACCGCCCAACCGGTAGTCAAGAGGTCGGAGTCCTGCACCAGGTTTTCGACGCGGCGCGCACCTCGGAATGGGGCCTCATCGGTGCGGCAGTAGCCGAGATAACCGAGGTGATCACGCACGGTCGTGAAGCCGTTGTTGCCGGCGTTGTTGCGCGAGAACGTGACAACAGCATCCTCTCCCTGATACACCGATGCAACCAATGACGAACGCAACGGGAACCGGGCCCGGATCTCAAATGCGGCGGTTGTCAAATCCCCGAGGCAAAAAGGCTGCGCGAGCTGCGCCACCGCACGATCACTGGGCTCGCTGGGGAGGTACGGCAAATCAGGCACCGTCCAATCCGCCATGGCAACGCTGACAATCGCCAGATTTGCGGCGATCAGCCCGGCCTCCGTTTTGGCATCAAACACCCCAACCACCCGGCCCGCGGGAATGGTGATGTTGCCGCTGTACGGGTAGTCAGCAAGAATTTTAATCGTCATGGTGGCCTCACATTGAAAGCACGCGATAACCATCCAGCAGGTCATCGGCATATGGCAGTGGCGCCAGGTTGGTTTTGCCAGCAGCGGCGCGGTTGTCGTAGTAGTGGACCAGGTGCAGCCGCATCCACAGCAGCAGCGGTGCGGGTAGCGTGTCCAGAGCTGCGGCGGTGGCGTAACCGGCCTGGTATGGCACGCGCACGGCCTGGGGCTGGCCGGGGGCCAGGTCGGGCCAGCTTGCACCATCGGCCAGCACGATGGCGGGCACCACGCTGTGCCGGTCCACCACGTACAGGCTGGGGCTCAGCGCGGTTTCAGCGCTGCCGCCCAGGGGCAGGTAGTTGACGCTGTCCACCTCGATCAGCGGGCCGTAGGGCAGATCGATGCGGGTGGACCAGGCGCTGGCCGTGACTTCCCAGGTGCTTTCCACCAGCGTGCGGCGGCAGCGCTTTTCGCAGGCCTGGCGCACGGCGGTGATGAGCATGGTGATCTCATCGTTTTCGTCGGCATGGTCCACCCGGGCCCACACCTTGGCCTGGGCCAGGCTGATGGGCTCGATGCTGGGGCCAGCGGTGCGGCGTGCGGGCATGGCGGTGCAGGCGTCTGTAGAAGGCGGTTGCCGTCAGGCCTGCAGCTTGGCCAGCGTGGCGCGGGCGGCTTCGAGCTGGGGCGCCAGCGCTTCACGCTCGGCCTCGGGGGACGCCTGCAGCAGCCCTTCCAGGTGGTGCACGCGGGCATGCGCGGTCTGCAGCGCGGCTGCCTTTTCGGGGTCGGGCGGGGCAGCCAGCTTCACGGTCTTGGCGCTGGCGGCACGCGCGGCGGCCAGGGCGTCTTTGTGCGTGTCCACACTGCCGTCGTCTTGCAGGACCTTGATCTGGGCTTCGTCGCCCTGGACCAGGTCACCGCCACGCACGGACAGGTGGGGAATGTCGCGCAGCGCGCGTGCGAGCAGCAGTTTGGCCATGGTGGCTGTTCTCCTGAGTGGGGTGGTGACGTGCACGCCGGTGTGCTGCTGGCCACCGCGCACGGCGGCGGCCAGCAGTGGGGCGCGCGGGGCGTCAGGTGGCGCTGTTGGCGTAGTGCTTGACAGCGGCGGTGTCCAGCAGGTTGCCGCCGCTGCGGGCCCACATCAGGAAACCGACCTGGCCCTTTTCAGCGTACTTGCTGTCGGTGAAGCGGAAGAGCTGCATCTGCAGCACGTCGCGGATCATGTAGTAGCCGAAGTCGCCGAACAGGATGCTCTTGGCATTGGCGGCCATGGTGGCCACGTCCTGGTTGACCTGCACCTGGTAGCCCAGCAGCGTGTCCACCATGCTGCCGCCCAGGCCGTCGTAACCGGGCAGGAAGATGGGGCGGCCGGTGCTGTCCTTGAGCTTGCGGATGGTACGCAGGCTCAGGTCGTGCATCATGAAGCGCACGGCGGGGCTCTTGCGGTATTCCGGGTCCACCGCGTGCACCAGGTCGATCAGGTCGTCCACGATGACGCTGGTGGTCTGGCCGGTGGTGCCGGTCTTGCCCAGGGCTGCACGGGTGGCGGCGCCGCCGGGTTCACCCGAGCCGGTGCCGGTGGTGAACTTCTGGTTGGTGATGCGGCCGATGCGCTGCACCAGGCGCTTGTTGACCTGGCCTTCCACGTCGATGGCCGCGTCCATCAGCAGTTCAATCGGCACGGCCACCACCTTGGAGCCGTACTTGTAGCAGTTGACGGCCACGGTGCTGAACACCAGGTCGGCCGCAGATGCCGACGTGTTTTCAGCCACCTGTTCACCCACTTCGGCCGTGCCGTCGGTGGCCGGCATGGACAGCGGGTTGCCCTGTTCCATGACCACCACGTCGGCCACCGCACGCATGCCGCCAAAAGCCTTGAGCGAATCGACGATGCGGCGGGCCACTTCGGTCTGCACCGCAAAGCCGCCTTCGCTGCCGGTGGTGGTGGACATGGTGGCGCGGATCTTGGCCCAGCCCTCGGCGCTGATGGCGTCGCGGCCACCGCGCAGGAAGCTGGAATACAGGGCGCGCGCTTCGCTGGCGTCGGCGCCCTTGCCGGGCACACTGCGGCCGGCGGTTTCGTCCAGATGCGCGGCAAACTTTTCGTCGGCCAGCGCGTCGTTGGCAGCTTCCAGGCGCGTGATCTGCGCCTTGATGTCTTCGACTTCGGACATGCCGGCGTCGTACAACGTCTGGTGCTCGGGCTTCCAGGCGTCGTTGTTCTGGTCCACCAGTTGGCGGACGGCTTGGGCGCGGGCGTTCAGGCGCTCCCGCAGGGCTTTGATGCTGCTCATGGTGGGGTTCTCCAGGGTTGAGCGGGGACGAAAAAAAGGCCGCCCGAAGGCGGCCAGTGGTTGCGCGGGATGCGCTTCAGGCAGGCAAGAGCACCGTGTTCAGGCGGCGCAGCAGGGCTGCAGCGTCGGCACGGGCAGTGGCAGGTTGGGCGGGCGCAGTGGGCGGCGCCGGCGGGGTGGTGGCGGGCTGCTGGGGTGCGTGGGCGTAGGCGCTGAGCACCCAGCCCGCCGCACCTTGCGCGCTGGCCTGTGCAGACGCCTGCGCGTCTTCGGCCAGCGAGGTGGCAAAGCCGGCTTCCACCGCTTCGCGGCCGGTGTACCAGGTCTCGGCACGCATCAGGGCCAGCAACTCGTCAATGGGCCGGCCGGTGATGTCGGCGTAGGTCTCGGCCAGTTGCCCGTCGGTCTTGCCCAGCAGGCCGGCCATCTTGAGGTAGTCGTCTTCGTTGCCGGCCGACCAGGTCCAGGCCTTGTGGATCATGAACTGGGCGCCCTTGGTGATGAGCCGTTCTTGACCGGCCACGGCCAGCAGCGTGGCGGCGCTGGCGGCCACGCCGTCCACATGGGTCACGAGCGTGCCCTTGAATTCACGCAGCGCGGTTTCCATGGCGCGGGCGGCGTACACGCTGCCGCCGGGGCTGTTGATGCGCAGGTGCAGCTTGCTGGCCGTGGATGCCTCGCGCACCAGGGCGCTGAAGGGCTCGGGGGCGATGCCGCCCCACCATTCGGCTTCAAGCTCGCTGTCGACGATGATGTCGTACAGGAAGATCTCGGCTTCATTGGCGCCCAGCGCGCGCAGGGCCAGCGGCCGGCGGGCCGTGGCGCGGCGGTTTTCGGCCAGCAGCTTGAGCAGGTTGTTGTACATGGCGCGGGTCCTTACTTGGCGGGTGCGGGGTCACCACCGGCCTTGCCGGGGTTGATGATGCTGTTGATGTCGGCATCGGGCGGCAGGTCTTCCAGGTTGCGCACTTCACTGGCGCGCATCCACGGCTGTTCACCGGCGCGGCCCATGGCAATGCGGTAGGCCTCGTAACGGGTCTTGATGTCGCCGCGCTCCAGGCCGGCAGTCAGGAACTGGCAGTAGGTGCCGGCGCGGCTGTACAGCTTGTGGTTGATCTCTTGCTCAAAAGCAATGAGGTGCCGCTGCAGCGTGTACTTGACGAAGCCAATGCTCATCTGCTCGACACCGCTGCCCCAGCTGCTGGTCTTTTCTGTGAATCCGATCATGTGCGGCGGCACGCCCATGGCCATGCAGATCTCCACGATCTGGGCGTTGCGCACGGCCTGCAGCTGGGCGTCTTCCATGCTCATGGTGAGCTGGTGCAACTTCATGCCACCGGTCAGCACCACCGGCGCCTTTTTGGCGCCCTGCCCCGTGTGGCGCTTGAGCCAGGTTTCGCGCAGGTGGTCTTTCTCGGGGTCGTCCATGTCGCCCGGCACTTCGATGGCGAAGTCGGGCCGGGCGCCGTCGGACATGAATTGCGCGGCCTGCTGGTTTGCGGCCTGGGCAATGCCGGCGGCGTAGCGCAGGCCGTACTGCAGTTGGCTCAAGCTGCGCACACCGTTGAAGCCGGGCCCGGTGATGTGCAGCACGTCGTCCTGGTCCACCGTGGTGGGCTTGCCCTGGGCCTGGTCAGCCGCAGGCCAGAAGGTGTACTTCAGGCGGCCGTCCACACGGTCAACACCGGTGAGCAGCGGGTGCTGCGGTTCGATGCTGGCGATGTTGTTGCTGAGGCGGCTGGTGCGGTGGATGCGCGCAAAACCGTCGCCATGGAAGGTGCGGCTTTCGCTGAGATAGCCCCAGAACGCGGCGGCCGACCACATGGGGTGCGGACGCTCGTTGAAGAGCCACCAGACATCGGGCCGGAAGCGCTCTTTTCCCTTCTCGGCGCTCTCGCGGTAGAAGTGCAGGGGCACGCTGGCGATGCTGCCGCTGATGAGGTTGCTGCAGGCCACCACGGCAGCCACACCGCGCGCGCTTTGTTCGTTGACGGCCAGGCCGTCAAACCCGCCACGCACGTAGTCGGACCAGTCGATGCCGCCCCATTTGTAGCCACCGGCGGCAAAGGCGGTCTGGGCCTGGACGGCGGGCACGGCAGCGCCGGCACGCTGGGCCTGCAGGCCGGCGGTGTAGGCCTGCAGGATGACGCTGCCGGGCTGCAGCGCGCGTGCGGCTGCAGCGGCGCGGTCTTGCGGGTGGACAACGGTGTGCATGGTGCCTACAGGATGTACATGGAGGGCTTGACCACCGGGGCCGGCCCTTGCATGGCGCGGCCCATGGCCATGAGCAGGGCCACGGGGCCGTCGATCTTGTTTTCTTCGCGCGCCTTGGTGGGGTGCTTCAGGCCGCTGAACTTGGACACGCTGACCTGCACGTTGGAGATCATCCAGGTGAAAACCGGGTTGCCGTCGAAGTGCAGGTTGCCTTCGAGCACCAGGTTTTCGATCTGGATGAGCGGCTGCGTGAAGAACAGCGGCGCCTGGCGCACTTCCACCAGCGGCAGGCCTTCGGCCACCAGCTTGCTGGCAAAGTAGCGGCTGAGCGCGGGGTCGAACGGGATCTCTTGCACCTTGAAGTCAGTGCAGTAGCGGCGCAGGTCGGCGGCGATGACATCGAAGTCGGTGACGTTGCCTTCGGTCATGACCACATGGCCGGCGCGGGCCCAGCCCTGCAGGTGGGCGTTGCCGCTTTGTTCCACCGCCGATTCATTGAGGTACAGGCGCGGGAAGAAGGTCCAGACGTCTGCACGCTTGAAGACCAGCACCAGGGCGGCGAAGTCGCGCTTTTCGGCCAGGTCCATGCCGATCCAGCAGGGCTCGCCGGCAAAGTCGGCCATGGTCAGCTTGGGGTTGCCGCAGCGTTCCCAGCTGAGCATGTCCATCCAGGCGCTGTCGCTGCTGACCCAGACGTTGAGGTGCTTGGTGAGGAAGTTGCCCACGGCGCTGGGCATGGCGCGGGCTTTGCGGCAGGCGGCTTCGAGCACGTCCACCTTCACACTGACACCCAAGTTGGGGTTGGCCTTGCGCCACACGGCGGGGTCAAACCAGTCATCGCCGTCGTCGATGGTGAAGATGATGCCGAACCAGGTCTCGTCTTCGACTACGCTTTCGAGCACCTTGATGGTGTAGTCGCGGATCTCGTAGCAGATGCCCGAGCGGTCGCTGCCGGCGGTGGTGATGGCGCTGAGCAGCGCCTGGCTGCGGGCGCCGGTGGCGGTGTCCAGCACGTCCCACACGGCGCGGGTCTTGTGCGCGTGCAACTCGTCAACGCAGGCGCCGTGGATGTTCAGGCCGTCGAGCGTGGAGCCTTCGGCGTTGAGCGGCTTGTAGCTGCTGGCCGAGCCGGCGCAGGTGATGTCGTGCTTGCCCACTTCAACGCCAAAGCGCTGCAGGAATTCAGGCTCACGCAGGGCCATGTTGCGCGACACGTCGAAAACCTCACGCGCCTGCTCACCCGTGGTGGCGGCGCTGTAGCAGTGCGCGCCGGGTTCGCTGTCGGCAAAGGCCAGGTAAAGCTGACGGGCCGCCAGGCGCGTGGACTTGGCGTTCTTGCGGGCAATCTCTTCGTAGTCGCGGCGGAAGCGGCGCAGGCGGGTGACCTGGTGCACCCACGCGAAGAGCTGGAACTCGATGAAGATCTGCCAGTCTTCAAGCCGCAGCTTGGCGTAGCAGAACTTGCCGTCGACGTAGTCAGGCTTGGCCCACTCGCCCTTAATGTGCGGCAGCAGCTCCATGAAGCGGCAGGCGCGCGAGCCCAGCGCTTCGTCAATGACGAAGGGGAAGTCGTCGGTGCCCTGGCGGACCAGGGCGCGCAGGAAGCGCGCGCAGGCAAGGCGCTCGAAGCGGACGGCGACTTCGGCGCCCGTGGTCACGCGCTGGGCGTAGGCCTTGGCGCGCTCGAAGTAGGTGGGTGCGGCCATGTCAGAAGTCGGCGAAGCTGCCAGCGGCGCCGCCGCCAGGCGCGCTGGGCGCGCCTGGCATCGGGGGGTTGTCGTTCTCGAACAGCTTGAGCTGGGCGCGCACGGCGGTGGTGACGCTGGCCTGCTCGGCGGGGCTGAGGCCGAACTTGTCCAGCAGGCGCAGCATGTCGGTGCGCATGGCACGATGCACCTGGAAGGTGGGGTGTTGCACGGGCATGCCGTTGGGCGTGTGCGCCAGGTAGGCGTCGGCCTCTTCCTTGCCCTCGGTGCGCAGCTTGGTGCGGCGGGCGTGGATCGCACGGCGCAGCAGCTTGACTTCAGCGACGGTCTCGCAGAGTTCCTCGAACGTGTCCGAGTAGACGGCGCTCATGAGGTTGTAGCGCAGCAGCTCGGGGCCCAGGCGCTTCCACACCTTGCGAGCACCAGGGCTCAGGCCGGCCGGCACCGTGGGCATGCCGACCTCGGGCCGGAAGGTGGTGCTCAGGTCCAGCGGGCGGTGCGAGCGGTTGCCCTCGAGCAGCTTCAGCTCGGCAGGCTTCGACGCAGGTCCAGGCCGGGCCATCAGAAGCTCCACACCTTGGCCACGGGCTTGACCCCCCCCACCCCTGCAACTTGCGCGCGCAGAAATTTGGG